CCAGCCCTGTTTGTTCATTTAGGAGAACGCTACGGAAATAGCGTAGCGTAGTAGGGACAGGACGGACTAAGGAGTCCTGTTCCTACTTTTCCTTCGCGAATTATTCCTTATATATATAAGGAGTCTGACTGCTCTATAAATGATAGTGGGTTGAAAGTGGATTAGAAAGCGGTCTGATTGGCAATATACAAGCCGCTGTCAGACAATATCTTGTTGGCTTTATGAAGGCGTTTTAGATAGCGATAAAAGGTACTTTCCGATACTTCCAACTTTTCAATGATATGACGACATAAATCACCAGCCTGCCACTGCTTTGAACCCATCTCGGTTAAGAACCTTTTATCGTCAACAGCCTTGTGTGCACCTGGTTTCTTTAGCTTGTCTGGATTGAGTGCAAAGTTGGCCTGGAACAGCGGATAATTCCACTGAACTACAAAGCTATCTACTGGCGGGAAGTTGCGCAGTGTGATGTCACAAGTGTAAGTCTTCTCATCCTCCTCGTGGGCAGTCAGAACGACCAGCGTATCTGGATTACGGGCGAACACGCCCGAACCACTGAAGCGGTCAATCGACTCTGCACCCGACTTATTACCCTTGCTGAAGTGGTGGGATAGGATGATCGACAGATTGTGGCGGGTGGCTAGGTACTCAAATTCATTCATCAATGATGACATATCGCCCGCGCTGTTCTCATCTCTCTCACCCATCAGCATATAGTTAGGGTCAAGGATGATGGCTTGGTAGCCCTTACCTTCAATCTGCTTCTCGATCATAGGGCGGATGAGAGTCAAGTCGGCAGCGTGGCCTCGGAGCGTCCACACATCAAAGTCATCGGCCTTGTCTTCTAGCCCTTTGGCTTTGATAACATCTGCCAAACGATTGCGGAAAGACCACTCTTGGATCTCGAAATTGATGAACAACACCCGCGACATCTTGCACTGCTGACCCCACCACGGCACGCCAGCGTGTAACGAAAGGGCTAGGTCGATTAGACTCCAACTCTTAAACGCCTTGCTTCCTCCGCCCAGCAACATCTTCCCGCCTCTGTGCAGCATTCCCTCAATTAACGTCTCTGGTGCGGGTAAGTCTTCCTTAACAAGTTGTGCATAAGATTTGATTGGCGGCCACTCGTCCGTCTTCGGTTTGATACCAAGTGCTACTGCTGGCTCTATCATTTTCCTCCTTTGCAAAACCATAATAGGCTTTGCATTTTGTCTTCTCTCTTTGCCCCAGGAATCCTAACGGGTTGACTGGGTTTGAATGTTGCAGGATCGCATCCTAACGGAATAAGAAAAGCTTTTAACTGTTCCACCCATTCGTTCTTAGGTGGCATCTCAAACCAACCATGCAAGCTCTTTCCGCCAGTATTAACAACGGCGTGTAGCTTCATGCTGAATAGATCACGCATCAATTGGAACACCGCGCCCATCTGTGGCTTGGTTAGAACATCCGACTCGACCACCAAGAATATCCGATCCTCAACCGTATCGTTGGACCTACTGACTGTGCCTTGCTTATAGGTCGCGCCAGTTGTGTACTGTCCGATTGGTTCATCCAGCTTCTTCCAATCGTAAGCTGTGCGGAAGTTTTGCGGATGCTTACCGCTATCCGTCACATTACCTATCCAGATGTTATCGACAGCGTTGAATAGCGATAGGAACAACTGATAGTCCTGCGCTGGATCGTCAAGCTTGGTCGGACTCTCCTCAAACATATCAGCAGTCTCCCAATTGTAGTGCGTGAGGTATCGTTGCTTGTTTGATTCGGCAACAGTCTTAATCCTATCCAGCACCTCGGAGTGCGGGTCTTTCTTAATGACAAGCTTGGGTACGGCTGTGCCACCCGACATAATGTTTACTGGTTTGTAGAGAACATCGCTGGATATAGCTCGGCGCAACTTGCGGTTGGCCTCATCACGATACGGAGTGCAGGAAGTATGCCAGCAGAAGATGGTCGGCGCGCCATCTACGAACACCGTTGTATCTCTAATGCGAGTGTGGCTGGTATGTGCGGCCTCACCTGGACACTTGCACAGCCCGTGGTTCTCGGACTGCCAATCCACTTGGCCTACGATCTCTTCAGCTTGCCGTTGTGCGGGGGTCATAAATCAAACCAGCTTTGTTTCAAGTGGTGGACACACTGAGGACACCAGTCGCAGAATCTCTCTGCGCACCATCCGCTGGATTGGTAAGCCTTTCTTCATATGACTTACAAAATTGTTTTGCAATAGGATAAATTTCAGAATCAGACCATTTATTTTTGAAGGCATTTAATGACCAAAGTATTACCCTTACATTTCCCCTTACATATCCCAGCTCAGGAACTATCCTGTCAAGGCTGGGAGAGTAAGGGTTCTTCCCGCCTGTAGTTTTAAACTCAATTCCAGTTATGGCACATTTTCCATTTCTACACAGACTATGAACATATTTGTAATCAATGTTAAACGGCAAGTTTTTTATTAATGACTTTGATCTGGCCTCATAAACCATTTTAGTTGACCGCAAGTTTAGTGGGTTGTTTGATCTATATCTTTTCTGTATAGCCAATAACTTTGATTTATTTTTTCCTCTCCATTTAAGCATATTTGCATAACACTTTTGCTTGTTATTTAGTCTATATTTCCTGACCTTACCCCTATTGCATGGTCTACACCATGACATCAAACCAAGCTTGCAATCGCTTCTTTTAGAGAAGTCAGATATTGGTTTTGTTTGTTTGCAGTGTGGGCAATTCTTGTTTTTCATTATCTTCAAATACTTTCTTGGCTGCCCCAACAATCATATCTGCCGATATGTTTCTCAAGGCGTTGCACCAAAACTGAGTTCTATTTGTTTTATTTGATGCGTCCTTACACTTGGATTGTGGCAGTCCAGCATGAGGAGCGCATGGAGCGTGAGGGCATACTTCGGGCGCATATAATGGATATGACCTTGGGTAATACTTAACTCTCCAATCTGGATGATAGCTCCCCCATAATGAAATGCAAGGCGTATCCAACCCAGCAGCCATGTGGTTGACAGAGCTATCGGGCGCGACAACAAAGTCAGCCCCGCTGATAATCGGGAACAGCGAGCGAACAGCCTTGGTGCAATTGAATAGGTCGATCACCCTGGGATGATCCACCTTAAAGTTGTTTGAGTTGTCCAGCCCGATAATCACAGCGTGATGCTTTGGATAAGCCTCAAGCAACGCCAGCACTGCCTCCTGCCCCATCGTTGGCGGGTAGGTACGGGTCGGACCGCTAGAAGAAACGTGGTAGGCAAAGAACGGGTCTGGCAACGGCCACTTACCCATCGCCTTCAACTCTTCATGGTCTGGCTCGATGAGATGCAGGACTGGCTTACAATACTTCGCCATCGTCTTCTCATCCCATACACCCATCCACTCGTAGATCCGCTGGTAGCAGTTGCCAGGACCAGTGCCTAGCTTCGTGTTGCCTACCTGTCCGCTGAACAAATCATCCGTTGGTAAGTGCGCGTCAAATGAATCCCACGCTTCGAGCGATGCGGGCAATGGCCACAGCTTTGCACCAAGCCCAGCGTAGAGAGGCAGGTTGCGAGCAGGCGCGTAAACCTCAACAACTCCACCCGACTCCTGCACCAAGTAGTTGACGAAGGCAGTAGCAATGATCGCATCACCGATTGCACCAGCGCGGTAGACGGCTGTTGCCCCACCAGCAGCACGCCCTTTGTAGTACGGCTTGATCTTATGCGGGCAAGGTATTGAATCGTCCCATGTTGGTCCAGTTAGCTCATCGGGCAGCACATAGGTATTGCGCGGGTAGAGCATATTATCATCGACTTTGTGAATTGCGTTTGTGTTATTTGTCCATAGTTTCATTTTGTTTTCTCCTCTATAATAAAGAACACAGCGAGAATTGTTGCGACTACTGCAATGACTGCGATGGCAACAAGAAGCTTTCCTATTGCCAATCCTGCTCCGACAAGAATCCAATCGTATAGTGCGTTCATTTTGTGTTCCTTTCTATTTTGTGAATGAAGATCGGAGTCTGCTCGCCTACATAAGCTCCTGCAATATTAAAATCAAAGTGTTCTAAGGCTTCTGCGTAATCCATTCCTTCTTTCATAAGAATGTCAATCACTTTGTCGGCATCATAAATAGCGCAAAGCTGGTCACCAAACTTGTTGCCGACTCCAATGATCGCGTCATCAAATCCGTCAGCGAACAACATTGTCTCGGCATCATCACCGAACTGGTCAAGGATGTCTTCTCGTATGCTCATACGCTCTGCATCTGGTAAGCGTGGTCAACCAGCTCCCTAACGCAATTGAAGTACCCTTCCTCGGCTGTCCCATAACAATATATCTCGCTGGTAAACCCACCAGCAGATAGGGACAGCTTCCATCTCCATCCCTGCTCATCCCACTCCTTCTTCACCTGCATAGCCAACTCATCCTTGCTTTTCATTCTTCACCCACCACCTCTTTGCACACCAAGCTCGCTGCATCGACCATAGTTATAATCTGGATCATATCTATCGCATGTCCGTGAGTCGCGCGATCCCTCTCAACTGCAAGCTTATTGCGTGCAATTGAAAGGATCTCGCGCGCCCACTTGAGGCGATCTTTAGCCTCGACTTGCATTACGAATCAGATCGCATCCTAAACTTGCGTGGCGATTTGTTGCTCTTCCCAGCAGCAGAGAGTGCTATCGCAATCATCTGCTGACGCGAGCGAGGCGTTCCACCAGCCCCGCGCTCCTTGCCCTTCTTCTTGTTGTCCATAGCCAACTCATGCATATTCTTTGATACGTCTTTTCCGAGCATATTCTATTCTCCTTATATGTTGTAATAGGGATTAGGCACTGATGGTGCTTGTACCCCGAAACTTGGGTTCTCGCATCTGCGACAATCGCGCAGGTCAAAGTCAAGTATCTCGCCAGAGTTAAGCATGACTGTAAATATCTTGTTATGATCCATGCCATAGTCCGTAACAATAAAAGCCAAGCCTTCACCCTTGGGTGTCATCATCCATAGTTCTGGATTGAGTTGGATCATTTCCAAGCAGGTCCAGTAAACCAAGCCACCAACACCCAGCGCGTTCCCCATATTGGCGCACGCGCACGATGCTCAATGTAGGACGGAAACCAGCAACCAGCCCCCTGCTCTCGGATGAACTGAGTGTTCACCATATCAGCCTTAACCTGCAACCCGCCTCCGATATACTCCTCTGGTGCGGACAGGTTAACCACCGCCGTAAGCTTGCGTACTGGTGGTTCGGATGTGTAGGTGTCGTAGTGCCAAGAGAACTTCTGTAGTGGGCGGTATCGCAGGATCTGCAACTGCTGGATGCCTTGGATGTCGAAACGCCATTGCTCGGCATTGATGCTTTCCGTAATCTCGCGCATGATATTGTAGATCCAGTTGTGATGCTTGGCATAAGGTATCCAGCACGATGAGCAGGTTCGCGTACGCGATACCGTACGGGTAACGCCATCCTTCGACAACACTGGCGCACGCTTCATTCCGATTACTTCCGCATCTTGGCGCAGCATCTCGCATTGCGTCTTGGTTAGGACGTAGCGGTCCACTGAAGCGGTTAATACCTTCTGCTTAAACTCGCTCATTTGATCTCCTTGGATAACTGAAGCAATGCTTGGTTTAGCGCGTACTCAAAGCACGCCTTCTTGTCTTTGACAATATGCTGGCGGCCAGCCTC